AGGAATTTATGCTGGTGGAGGTGGTGGAAGACTATACTCTGGTTCATGTAATGCTAACCCAGGTGGTGGTGGATCATGTGGATCATACCCACCAAGTCCATACCCAGGAGCAAATGGAACAACAAATACAGGTGGTGGAGCAGGAGCTGGCTCAGGAAATTATCCCGGAGCAACTGGTGGACCCGGATTAGTTGTGGTAGTAGAAAAATGTCAGGGGGTTAGTGGTGTTACAGCTTCTGGTATGTGGCAAATGAATACAGTTTATGAGTATGTAAAAGCCGGTACTTGGACTAATTGATAATAGGGACATTGACACTATAAACAAATTATAATATACATAAATTTTAAGGAGCATAAATATGGCACATTTTGCAGAATTAGATAATAATAACGTAGTAACAAGAGTGGTTGTTGTGGGTAATGATGTTACAACAGCAGCTGGCCCTTTAGGGGATAATGACATGCATGTTGATGGAGAAACATGGTGTGTTAATTTTTTCAAAGGTGGAAACTGGAAACAAACTTCTTATAATAACAATTTTAGAAAACAATATGCAGGCAAAGGTTATACTTTTGATTCTGCAAAAGACAGATTTATTAGTTCTCAACCTTTTACATCTTGGGCATTGGATGGAAATGGTGATTGGCAAGCACCGGTTACTTATCCAACGGATACTACAGATAAAATTACTAGTTGGGATGAAGATAACCAAAAATGGACTGCGACTGATAGATCAGATCCAGTCAATAATTTCAATTGGGATGCATCAGCTTTAGCTTGGGTATCCGCGTAAGGAGACTCATATGGCTAGGCCTTCAGGATCAACAAACGGCGGTATAATCGGAGTAGTTAATAAAACTTCTTTCGGGGGGAATACTGTTACATCTACAACAGCTACAGGAACTTTTACAACACAACCTGGAACAACATTAATGACAACTACAGTTATAGCCGCAGGTGGCGGCGGTGGAATGGGAGTTGGTTCAGGTTATTGTGCTGGCGGTGGTGGAGCTGGTGGATTACTTAATGTTGGAAATGTAAATGTATGTACTGCAACAGGTTATGCTGTAGTTATTAATGGAGGTGGTGCTGGCGGAGGTCCTGGTAATCGGGGTACAGATGGTGGAACCTCAACTCTTACTATTGGATGTACTGTCCATACTGCTGCTGGTGGTGGCGGTGGAGGTGCACACTGTGGAGGTGCAGGAAAACCAGGTGGATCAGGCGGTGGAGGTGGTGGAGATTGTACTCCTTGGTTACCAGGTGGCTGTGGAACAGCATGTCAAGGTAATGATGGTGGAGATAATGTTAATCCAAATACTAATGTTGGCGGTGGTGGCGGCGGAGCTGGAGCTGTGGGTTCAAATACAGGTGCTTGTTCAGCCGGTGGAGCAGGTGGAGCAGGAACAGATTTAAGTCCTACTTATGGATGTGTTGGTCCAACATGTTCAGTTTTCGCTGGTGGTGGCGGTGGAACAGGTGGAACTACAAAAGGATCAGGTGGAACTGGTGGTGGTGGAGATGGTGCTAAAGGTTATGCACCGGCTGTTGCTGGAGGAGCCGGAACAGCTAATACAGGAGGAGGAGGTGGAGCCGGTTCTCCTACTGCACCCCCTGGACAAGCAGGTGGATCAGGTATAGTCCTTACAAAAGAATTAAACAAAGCAACTGGTGTGTGGTCAATGCAATCACAATATGAATCTTCAAGAGCAGGAACCTGGTCCTAATTAATTGATCTAGATCAATTCTCTTTACTCTCTCTTTAAATTAAGATAAAATATATGTATAAAGACATATGAACTTAACAAATTATTATTGGTACTTTCAATCAGCAATTCCTACTAGAATCTGTGATGAAATTGTTCGTTATGGAAAACAACTACAAGATGGCCTGGCTACTACAGGTGGTTACGGAGATCCTAAAAAATTAAATCAAAAACAAATTAAAGATTTAAAAAAGAAAAGAGATTCAAATATTGTTTGGTTAAATGAGCGTTGGATTTATAACGAGATTCAACCTTATGTACATCAAGCAAATGATCGTGCTGGATGGAATTTTCAATGGGACTTTTCAGAGTCCTGTCAATTTACACAATATAAGAAAGGACAATACTATGATTGGCATTGTGATGGTTGGGATCAACCTTATCAAAGAAAAGAAGGAGATCCCTTTCGCGGTAAAATTAGAAAGCTATCTGTAACATTAACTTTATCGGATGAAAAAGATTATAAAGGGGGAGAATTAGAATTTGATTTCAGGAACTTAGACCCTGATAAAAAACCAAACATTAGAAAGTGTAAAGAAATATTACCTAAAGGATCCTTGGTGGTATTTCCTGGATTTGTTTGGCATAGAGTATGTCCAGTTAAAAAAGGAACTAGGCATAGCTTAGTTATGTGGAGTTTAGGATGGCCATTTAAATGAAAAAGAAAAGAAGTCAGAAAGAATTAGATAAGATATCCTGCGGAAGTGCGGAAACATTTCCAACACAATTAAATAGAGAAGATTATTTTAAATGTCCAGTATGGTTTGCAGATGCTCCTGAATTTGTTAAGAATTTAAATAAGGCCTCAGATAAATATATTGAAACAGCAAAGAAGAATTTAAAAAAAGATATAGCTAAAAGAAATAAAAAGTTCGGGGACAGAGGAGACATGGGGCATGTATTTCATTCAACTCCTTTAGGTGGAGACCCTAATTTTTTAACTCTACAAAATTATATAGGTGCCACAGCGCATAATCTACTAGTTGAAATGGGTTTTAATGTGGATGGCCATCAAGTATTCATTACAGAAATGTGGGTACAGGAATTTGCTAAAAAAGGAGCAGGTCAACATAGTTTACATACTCATTGGAACGGTCATATGTCTGGATTCTATTTTTTAAAAGCTAGTGAAAAAACATCAAGACCTATATTTGAGGATCCTCGAGCAGGAAATATGATGAATCTTTTACCTCAAAAAGATATGACTAAAATAACTTATGCTAATCATCAAGTTAATTATGAAGTAAAACCTGGAAGATTAATATTCTTTCCATCGTATATGCCTCATATGTACACGGTTGATATGGGCTATGAACCCTTTAGATTTATACATTGGAACTGTCAAGCAATACCGAAAGGAGTATTAAATGTCCCAAAAAACTAAAGTAATTAATATTATTAAACTCAAGGACATCGATCCAGTTAGAGCTGCATATATTCATGCAACGCTAGGTCAACATCCTAAGAAACGTAATCCAGATTTTGTTGAAACTTTAATAGACCATAAATTAAAGAAAGGAAAAAATGTCCTTCAAAAAAAATAAATATAAAGTATTAAGAGGAGCGATATCAAAAGAGCTCGCTTCGTTTGTCTACTCTTATTTTTTAAAGAAAAGACAGGTAGCTCGAGTTTTATTTGATCAAAAATATATTTCTCCCTTCACAGAATATTGGGGAGTATGGAATGATACTCAGATCCCTAATACCTATTCTCACTATGCAGATGTAGTAATGGAAACATTGTTAGAATCTTTAAAAGTAAAAATGGAAAAAGAAACCGGTTATAAGTTAAATGAAACTTATTCCTATGCCAGAATCTATAAGACAGGCGATGTTCTTCATCGACATAAGGATAGATACTCATGCGAAGTCTCTACTACCTTGAATTTAGGAGGAGACCCATGGCCTCTTTATCTAGATCCAACAGGTAAAAAAGGTCAAGCAGGTATCAAAGTAGAACTAGAACCAGGAGATATGTTAATATATTCTGGATGTGATCTTGAACATTGGCGTGAAGCTTTTCCTGGTAAGGACTGCGGACAAGTTTTTTTACACTATAATAATGCTAAAAAGAAAACTGCTAAAGCAAACAAGTTTGATGGACGTCCCTTCTTAGGACTTCCAGCATGGTTTAAAGGCTTTACATTACCTAAAAAATAGTTTATAAAATACCCTTGCAGGAGACAACTCCACCACAGACGTCTCCTGCTTTAAATCTGTTGATTATCCCTAAAATCTGTTATAGTTATAAAAAGGATTTTTATGCTACAAAAAATAGAATTTTTACCTGGTTTCAACAAACAAGTTACTCCCACAGGAGCTGAAGGACAATGGACCGGTGGAGAAAATGTTAGATTTAGATATAATACTCCAGAAAAAATAGGCGGATGGTCTCAATTAGGAGATAATGCTCTAACAGGAGTAGCTAGAGCCCAACACCATGTA